TGCATAACTCCCGATGTTACCTGTGTGTATAGACTGGTAACCGCCTATTGTGGTATTGGATAATAAATTAGCCATTTATCTTTTTGTTTAATTCTTGGACTTGATTAGTTAATTCTTTTACTGCACCTATAAGAGCAGCAGTTAAGCGAGAGTAGTGAACCCCTATAGGTTCTCCATTCTCATCATATTGTACAAATTCTGGGTACACCTCAGCAACTTCTTCTGCAATAAGACCTAGTTCTGTAGTCTGAGACCCAATCTTATTGTAAGTGACTGGTCTCAAATTTACTACCTTTTCTAAATTTCCCTCACTTGTTTCTACGTTTTCTTTTAATTTAAGTGAAGAGTTTTCTGTAATTGTTCCGTTAACAGTTAAGTTTCCGTTTATGGTAACTCCTCCCCCTATTACTCCACCGCTTAAAGGTAAGTAGTTTGCTAAACTAGAGTTAAGCGCATATCCTGCGGAAGCATGATTTCCCCACCCATAGGCTGTATTCCAGTTACCTGAATTACCACCTGAGGCATAGATAGTATCGGTTACTGTAAGACCTCCCCACTTAAGGTTCATTTTTTCAACACCTGCAATAACCCAACGATGATATTCATCACCATTATCAGATGTAGAATACTCTAACCTAGAATTTGTGTCTCCGTCTCCTGTATTAAAAAACTTAATGTAGGCTCCATCGGTATTCATATTCCAGGTTAAACCTGTATTTTGAGTATCCCAGTTGATGTTGCCAGTCATGGTATCACCAGCCTTAGAAACCTTACCTGCAATACTATTAGTTACTGTAGTTGCAAAGTTTGCATCATCTCCTAAAGCAGCAGCCAATTCATCAAGTGTATCTAAAGCACCTGGGGCTCCGTTAATTAGGTTATTGATTTGGGTTGTTACATAAGATGTAGTAGCGTAACTAGCAGAGGCATGGTTACCCCAAGAATAGGCTGTGTTCCAGTTGCTTACGTTAGTTGAAGTGAAGTTAGCAGATGTCCATACATCTGCATAAGAACTGTAAGCAGTAGCAGACCCAAATGTCTGTTGGTAAATACGCATTCCAATACCACTCTTAAGGAACATAACAAGGTTGTCACTTCCTCCAGAACCATCTGTGTAGGAACGCATATGCAAATAATCTGCATAAGGACTACTATTATCATTTCCCCAAGAAGTAAATCCAAACTGTAGATAACCTGCAGTGGTCTCAGAAGGAGAGATAGTTCTATTATCAAATCTAAGAAGTTGTCCTGATTGATTAATTACTTGACCAGCTTCTGCAGCATACCCAGCATTGTTTGCGTAACTTACACTCTGAGATCCAATATTAGAAGTTGTTATGGCTGTAGAAGCATTTTGTTTAGCTGCTAAAGCAGTACTTAACCAACCATTTGTTGTTGAATAAAAATCTCCAGCATTACTAAAATAAAACTTATCACCATCTCCATTGCGATGGAAACCTAATTTATCAGCGTCTGTTGTTACCCACCAATAAGCACCTGTAGTATTGTTTCTCCAAGCTTGAGAGTATCTATCAACTGAGTATTGAAATTCTAGTCTGTTAGTTGTAGTTGCTCCTCTATTTGTTACGGACTGTAGAGTATCGGTTTCAGAATATGAAGTTAGATATCCAGCAGAGGCATGGTTACCCCATCCAAAGGCTGTGTTCCAATTAGTGCTATTGCCTCCAGTAGCAGTAATAACACCATTTACATCCAGTTTAGTAGAAGGACTACCAGTACCTATTCCAATATTACCACTTGTATTTGCAGTTAATATATCTCCGAATGTTGCATTCCACATTCTAAATGTTGAATCCTGCCCATACCATAACCAAGCTGTAGTACTATTTTTAAATCCTACGGCTGGGTATAAAGCATTATATATTCCTATACCAAATGTACCAGACATTTGAGATGTTGGATCTGTAGTTCCAATACCAACATTACCTCCATTTAAGTAACTAGTTCCATCACTTTTTATTGATACTGCAGCTCCACCACCGCTATTTTCAAGAGTTAGTGTACCATTACCACTTCCATCTTCGTAAATATAAAATATATTGTTTGTATTAGCTGCTCTTTGAACTACTAATGGATAACTATTTAAACTACTTGATTTAATATGTAATTTATGTGATGGACTAGTGGTACCGATACCTATATTTCCACCTGTAAAGTAAACACTTCCCGAATCAAAATTAGTTACTCCTCTTACATAGTTTTGACCATTACTATATGGAAACCAAGTATCTCCATTTGTTCCTCTAGAAAGAAAACCTGCTTGACTTGCGCCAGAAACTATGTGTAGTTTTGCTTCTGGACCAGTTGTTCCTATACCTACGTTGCCTCCACTTTGGATATAAAGAGCGGTTGGAGAATATCGTGTTCCAAATGATAAGTCAGTAGCTCCAGTGCTGTAATAATGAAGTTTTATGTTTCCAAGTTCAGTTGCGGCATTTGAATCTTGAGAAAACCTGATTCCCGTAAAGTTGCCATCACTAATACCACCAGCGTTATTTATATTTAATTGATAAGCGGCAGCTTGTGTAGCCCTACTCAAGCTCAATAAATGTGTAGGACTATCAGTACCAATTCCTATATTGCCAGAAGTATGAACTCTCATTGTTTCTGAACCCAAAACTTTAAAAATAATTGGGTAACCGTCTAATGATAGGTAGCCACTACTTCCAGCAGTTATTAAAAATGAACTAGGAGTATTTAAATTATAATTATTAAAAGTATATGTTCCTATTGACGTAGCTATTGAAAATGCATTGCCATTAAGCCCACCTCCAACTATTACACGTCCATTAACATCTAGTAAAGCACTAGGACTATTAGTCCCAATTCCGACATTACCACTAGGAGCAACACGCATTTTCTCAGAGTTAACTGAGTTAAAAACTAAAGTTCCGTCACTGTAAGGAAAAAATCCTGTACCTCCACTACTAGCATTTGAAATACCATAACCATCATTAACCCAAACTGAAGCTCCAATAACATAAGTAGTTCCTGCAATGTTTGCAGCAAATCCACTATAAGTTGTTCCTATAGAGATTTTATTAGCTGCATAAATGTTATCTGCAACAAACTTAGAGATATAATAGACTCTAGGAGTTCCTGTAGGAGTTCCTGCAGTTTGAGAAGTTGTGTATGTAGTCCAACCTAAAGTTTGTAAGTTCCAACTACCTGTATCCCAAGTCGCTCTGTAGTATTGTAATTCGTATTTTCTATAATTAGAAGAAGATGAAGTAAGAACAACTCTTACATTATTATTAAAGTAAGTTTCATTAGTACTACTTCCGTACATGTTTACATTAATAGCATGACTTTCATTGTTAGTTGGAAAGTCACACTCTGCTCTTGCAGTAATATGAATCCTATAATGAGAGTTGTCAAAGTAACCCGTGTCTCTATATTCTCCCCAAAGATTAAAAGATTGGCATGATGAGGTTAAAACAATCTCTGCAATTTTATACCAACCGTCACTTGAAGGATACCCATAACCATGCTCCCCTTCTATATTTCCAAAATTAGAAATTAAGTAAGTAGTATTATCATAACTTACACTTGTTCCTGACATTCTTACTAAACCAGTTCCATTAAGTTGGGCTTGTTTAGCTGCTATACTATTTGTGATAGTAGTAGAGAAGTTAGCATCATCTCCAAGTGCTGCTGCAAGTTCATTAAGCGTATCTAATGCTGCAGGAGCTGCATCTACTAAGGCAGCTAATGCACTAGTCACATAAGACTGTGTAGCATATCCGCTTAAACTAGCAGAAGTTAAATAAGCTTGAGATGTAACCCAAGATTGTGTAGCTGCAAGAGCACCATTAATAGTAATAGTTCCTGAGGTAACCACATTACCCCCTACTATAAGTCCGTTCTTTACGATAAATTCATTAGACATGTCTTAGTATTTATATTTCCAAACAAATCCGTATGCTAACTTCTTAGTTCCACGAATACACTTTCCTATATGACTATCATCATAATTTAAAGTAGAAGCTATGTTTTTTATGGTAGTTGCCCACTCTTTTATTACAGAATTATCTACTGGGTTAATTTGCAATATACCACCATGATTTTCTAATAGATTCTTTTCTCTAGTGTTTAAACATGCTAATTTATAACTATCAGGTTTAATTTTATTTTTATTAGCTATTGATATTTTTTTCTTGGCTTCTTCAGAGCAAGCATAATTAGACTTTTTTGGAGCCCTTCCTTTCTTTGCTAAACTCATAAGTTGTTTTGTTTCTTCTGATCTTTTCTGCCCTAAGTGATGACTGCTTCTTTTTAATTTGGTTTCTTCTGTATCTACTCTACCAAAAGTACCATCTCCACCTGCAGTCATGTTCATACCTAAAGGATTGTTTTTGTAGAAAGTATTTAACAAAGTAATATACTCAATTTCTTTAGTAGAAAGTAAGTCGGGATTACATGTTTCTAAAACTTCTAAAGTATGGTTTTCCCAACCATACTTTTTTATACTATTGTAAATTAAGGGTTGCTTCTTACAGTTACAGTTTCTGTAACAAGAAGTTCTACTAGACAAGCACATAGTTTTACCTATGTAAACTTTTCCATTAGGGTTTGTGATTTTGTAAATTGTAGCTTGCTTCATTTTTTATTGTTTTCACTATCCAACAATGTTCATTAAAAATATTTATAACTCATTACCATCGTATAAGGATTGGCACTTGAGTTTACTGCGTTAATTTGTGCACCTGAGCCCACTAGAGAGCTTGTAAAGTTGATAGCGGTAGTTGACCCTATATCAGGTGTAGTTGTTTCTGTGTGAGTGATTGTAGGCGTTCCTGACTGATTCCAAGTAACTATAATTGTACCTGCTCTTTGGTCTGTAAGTGAGTTATTATTTAAAATGTAATACTCAATAAAAGCACACATACCTACGCTTACGTTCTGAGCCCAAACAATAGTAGTAGCACTAGCATTAATAGTAGCAGTAGAAGACATGTGTACTACTCCGTTACCAGTTCCTATTCTTAGTTTATCTTGTACTCTTACTTGACCGTTT